CAGACAATGTCGGGCGGGCTGGCGGGCTGGTTAAAGCGGCGGCGTCGGGCGGTGGCTCTTGGGATCACATCGTGACTTCTAGCCCTGGCGGCAGTGCTAATCTAACCTATACCTGTGGAAGTGGCTCAACGCTGGATACCGACACCTATGATCTTTTCAAGATTGAGATCGTGATGTCGATCAATTCCTCAACTTCTGAAATTATGCAGATTCAGCCAAACGGCGCTGGCGCAATCCGCGTTGTTGGAAATTACACAAGAGGCAGTAACGATTTAGGTGATATGTCCGGTTACGATGCTTTGAACACGACTGCCCACGCAGAGAGCGGCTTTATAGATGAGGTAACGGCGACTGATCCTTCCGTTGCCATCTGCCCCGCTGGTTCAAATCGAATATCAGGTCAAGTTTATTATACCCCACTAGGTAATCCAGCATTCCTCACTGGTCGCACAATCATGCGCGACTCAAACGGCTCCAACTGGCGCATGGGTATTTTTGATTGGGCTGCATCCATGAACTCAGAACCAACGGCGTTGGTGTTTTTTTATGGCAGTAACCTTGGAAGCGGAACTGAATTTTCGGCGTATGGATTGCGTCAGAGCTAGGAGGGCCCAATGGCACGGGAAGACTTTAAAACGAAAATGGTGGGTGACGTAGTTGTTGACCTCACTGAAGAAGAAATCGATGCGTGCGTTGCGCGTGAGGAAGCGTGGGCGGCGGGCGCACCAGATCGGGCTTGGCAAGAGATCAGGGGCGAACGCAATCGGCGTCTTGCAGAAACAGACTATCTGGCTTTGTCGGATTTAACGCTTGCCGATAACATGAAAGCCTACCGGGTTGCGCTGCGCGATCTTCCGGCGAACACATCGGACCCGGTAGCGTTTCGTACTCAATGGTCTGAACACAACGCTGGCAAAGCTGGCGTTTCTGATCCTTGGCCTACTAAGCCATGAAGGTAGGTGTGATATCGACCCAATTACTATAGCTGCCGCTATTGCAGCTACCAAGACTTTAGTAAAGTCTGCTAAAGGTGTTCAAGAAATTGCTCATGGGTTAGATGGTTTATTCCAAGCAAAAGAACAACATGAGAATAATAAAGATCACAAAGCTGGTAGTTCAATTGGCAAAAAGAACAAGAGTATACTACAGAAACGTGCTAAAGATGACGGTTCAGAAACCTCCATGTCATCTGCTGCCGCTGCTGTCATAGAAGAGAAGCAACTTAAACAACAACTTGATGACCTTAAGACAGAGATTAATACAAAGTGGCCTTCTAAACCGGGTGAAAAATCTACTTGGGAGTTGATACTAGAAGAACGTGAGAAACGAATTGCTGATAAGAAAGAACGTGAAAGGCTTGAAAAGATAGAAGCAGAAGAACGTGCAGAACATCGAAAGGTAATACTAATTGAAATTGCTAAAGGTTTAGCCGTTATAGTTATTGCCGGTGGAATTGGTTGGTTTTTATATTGGGCAGCAACATCAGGACCAGCGGTGAGCTAACATGGAATTTGGTATTAGAGAACTTGTACAATTTGGTACACTCTTAGCTTCATTAGCTGGTGCATTTGCTGTAGTAAAATCTCAACTGTCTAGAGTTATTCAAGACATTGCTGAAATGGAAAAAGTTTTAAATGATATTAATACTCGTATAGATCAAGCTGATGCAGACAGGGCTGTAATTAAACATCAGAATAAAGTGTTTTCTACTATATTGTCTCCTGCTAAACTTGAAGCACAACATAGAGAGATATCTGAACTAAGGACTGAGATGAGAGTAGTACATAAAAATTTAGATGCACTAGCTCATATGCATAACGGTAAACATCCAAATGTAAAAGGAGATTAAAATGCCAGGTAAATACGGTAAGATGAATAAAAAGAAAGGTTATTCTAAATCAGGTAAGCAAGTTAAAAAGAAAAAGAATAAGAAAAAGTAATGGTATTTGGTTTAGCAGTTGTGAGGGCTATGGAGATGGTTGGATTTAAACAAAAAGAAGATTTAGGGAAATGTCCTAAATGTGGTAAGCTTGATTGTCCTTGCGATCCTGAAACTTGTGAGTGTAACCCTGTACCTCAAAAAGATTTAGTACAGGATTTTGAGGAGTAAACCTAATGCCTAAGTTAACGTTATTAGATATGACTCAACGTATCTTAAGTTCAATGGATGCCGATACAGTCAACAGTTTTTCTGATACAATTGAATCAGAACAAGTAGCTTATGTTATTCGGGATGTTTACTATGATCTGATTAATAATATTGAAATTCCTGAACATCGTAAATTAATTACGTTAACTGCATTAGGCTCAACTTCTACTCCTACTCATATGCAAATTCCTGATGGTATTAGACGTATTGAAGAAGTACGATATAATACTGTAAAGTCTGGTGCTACTGCTAAAGATTATAATCGTATTACTTGGATGGAACCAGAAGCTTTCTTACAACTTTCTTTATCTAGAAACTCAACAGATTCTACTATTGTTACAGTAGCTGTAGATGGTGGAGAAGTTTTAATATCAAACAATAAAGCTCCTGACTATTATACTACATTTGATGATAGTTTTTTAATTTTTGATTCATATGATAGTGCAGTAGATAGTACGTTACAGTCTAGTAAGTTTATCGTATGGGCAATACAAGAGCCATCGTTTACAATGTCAGATACTTTTGTACCTGATTTAGATGTTGATTTATTTCCTTGGTTGTTAAACGAATCTAAGTCTGTAGCTCATGTTGAGATTAATCAAAGAGCTAATCCTAAAGCAGAGCAAGTATCTCTTAGGCAAAAAATTAGATGGCAATCAGATCGACATAATATTGCCGCATCACAAAGTAACTACTACGGAAGGGTAGATTATGGAAGAACGAGTCGTAGACGGTCTTAATTGGAAGACTCAAAATAAAAATCTTATTGTTGTAAATAGAAATCCTTATGGCTTTATGCATTTTATGTTTAAAGAAGGTGGAACTATTCCTAATGAATTGAGTGGAAGCTACACTAATATATCTGATGTTCAAAAAGCTGGAGATGCGTACATAAAAAAACACCCACGTACTCATAATGCGGATAAAGAACGCCCAGTATTGCAGACTAAGAAGCGGATTCCTAAAAAGAAAGTGGATACGTCAACCGTATTTGAAAATAAAGAAGTGTCTTAAGAGGATTAAATGCCTAAAACCGATAGCTTAAAGGTATACAATACGTTTGTAGGTGGTCTTGTTACAGAGGCTACCCCTTTAACGTTTCCTGAAAATGCTGCACAGTCAGCATTAAACTGTATCTTTGATAAAAAAGGTGACATTCGTAGGCGATTAGGTATTAATTATGAAAGCAGCTACAGCATTACTAATAAAAATGTTGCAGAAAGTGTATGGCAGACGCAAGCTGTAGGATGTTTTCAATGGGATGAGGTTGCCGGTGACGGTAACAGGCACTTCTTGGTAGCTCAAGTAGGGCCAACCTTGTATTATTTCGATATTAATAGCCAACCTGTGTCTGGAAATCTTAAATCATTTACTACTAACTTATCAAGTTTTGCTGCACCGGGTATTACTGATGTAGGTACAGAGCTTGTAGACATTTCGTTTGGTAAAGGTTTTTTATTTGTTGCCTCTAAAAAACTTAAACCGTTTTATGTGACGTATAGTGTTAGCGGTGACTCTATAACTAACACTGAAATTGCTTTGGAGATACGAGACTATGATGGTGTAGAGGATACTCTAGCTATTGATGAAGAACCAACAAGTCTCTCTACACTTCATCACTACAACTTACGTAATCAAGGGTGGATATCGCCAGGTGGAAGTGTAGCTGATCCAATTACTACGTATCATTCAAGTCAATCTAAATATCCTGGTAATAACAAACAGTGGTGGGCTGCAAAAGATACTAGTGATAACTTTGATCCAGCAGAATTAACTAAAATATTCTTTGGTAATACTCGTGCGCCACGAGGACACTACATTGTAGACCCATTTAATAAAGATAGAGACACAGTATCAGGACTATCTGGTATTGCAACAGAAACTTTTACTACTCGCCCTCAAACAACAGCGTTTTATGCTGGACGTTCATGGTATGGTGGCCCACCAGAGTCTACTATTTCTGGTCATATTTACTTTAGCCAGATTATTGAGGATGAATCAAACATTCCTCGTTGTTATCAAGAAGCTGACCCAACATCAGAGGAAATTAGTGATTTAGTTGCTACTGATGGTGGTGTTATTGTTATACCTGATGCTGGTAATGTATTAGCTTTACGTGTAACAGGAGAATCTTTGTTAGTATTTGCGGATAATGGGTTATGGGAAATTAGTGGTACAGGTAGCAGTGCGTTTGTCCCTACAGATTACAGTGTATCTAAAGTAAGTAGTGTTGGTATTGTAGGAAAACGTACAATTGTAGACGTTGAAGGTACTCCTATTTGGTGGAGTGACAGAGGAATCTACAGCATTGGCCGTAACCAAGTTACTGACCGTATTGAAGCACAATCTCTAACTAAACAAACTATACAAACGTACTACGATAGTTCAATTCCTTCTGTATCTAAAGTTTATGCTCAAGGATCGTATGATTCTGTAACTGGTAGGGTTACATGGGGATGGAACTCAGGAGGTAACGACACTAACTATCGATTTAAATTTAACAGAGCGTTAGTATTTGATTCTAATATTGGTGGGTTTTATCCTTGGTCGTTTGAAGAGCTTGCTAGTAACTCACCATATGTATTTGGTATTTTTACACTACCTAGTGTTGGTAACGTTAAAGAAACTGACACGGTTATCCAAGCTTCTAGTGGACAAACAGTTGTACGTGCTTCTGATGGTGAAACAGTTGTTGCTGATGTAGAGGTTTTACGAGGTGGGTCTACAACAACTGGTTTTATTATTGCAGAACCTGGTACTAACGAAAGTGAGATTACTTTTGCACAGTTAAACGATGATAGCTTTGTAGATTGGAAAGCTAAAGATGGTACAGGTGTAAACTTTACTAGCTCCTTTGAAACTGGATACCTTCTAGAAGGCAATGCAACGAACCGTAGACAGGCACCTCATATCTTTGTATACACTAAGCGTACCGAAACAGGGTATATAGCTAGTGGCGATTCTTACGTACTAGAAAACCCTTCTAGTTGCTATATGCAAGCACGATGGGACTTCGCTGATCACAGTAACTCATCTAAGTTTGGACGTAGACAACAAGTATACCGTATTTTAAAAGATTATGATAAGACTCCAACTTCACTAGATTTTAATACTGGCTTTCCAGTAACAGTTACACGTAACAAAGTACGTGGAAGTGGTAAAGCTCTGCACCTTTTTTTTGATTCAGAAAATGGTAAGGACTTTGACATCTACGGTTGGGCTGTTCATTACTCAGATAACGCAGGAATGTAGATATGTTTGGTCTTGGTTCAATTTTAGGTATTATAGGTATTGGAATATCTGCCGTTAGTACGTTTATGGGTTATAAAGCCTCTAAAGATCGTACTGAAGCGTTAAATAGACAAGCAGAAGAACAAAATAAAGTTCGAGAGTTAGAATTAAAAAAACAAAAAATTAGAGCAAGGCGTGAAAAATTTAAATTAATACGTGAAGCACGTATAAAAAGATCGGCTGCACTTGCAGCAGCAACTTTCCAAGGCGCTCAAGGTTCTGTTAGAGGGGGCTTTGGTTCTATTATATCACAACAAAGTTCAGGTTTAAAATTGATTAACCAAGCCGTATCTATAGCTGATCAACAGAATATTTTTTATAATCGAGCAGCTATGTTTGCTACACAAGCTAGAGATGCAGGAACTCAACAAGCTATGTGGCAGGGTATGGGTAAACTTGGTGGTACTATTTTTTCTAATAGAACGGATATAGCGGATATATTTTCCTAATGATTAATAATGATATTGTAAATTTACAAACGGATCAAACAGACGGTAATATCAACGATGTAGTTGATTTAGTAGATTCAGGTAATCCTGTATCTATACCTACTGCTGAACTTAGTGCAACAATTTCAACATTAGCTATAAAAAGATTAGGAAATTTGTCTCCAGAAGAGGCTAAAGAAAAGTATGGTTTATACTATGACTTAGCTTTACAAAATGCAGAGGATACTATTAATGCAGAGTTAGTTAATTTAAAATACCAACGTATGGAAGAGTTAGGTGAATTAACTATTCAAGAAGCTGCACTTTCAGGGGATATTCAAACCGTTAAAGACGTTTCTGATTTTACATTTACATATGATCGTGAAGCTGACAAACTCGGTATTGCTGAAGTTGAAGCAGCTAATGAAATCCTTGAGTCTGGTGCTTCTGATCCTGATAGAGAAATACAATTAAATGAAGACGCTAATACTACTGTAGACGGTACTACAACTGATCTACCTTCTATGTTATATTCTGATGCTGTAGCAGATATTGCTGCTGAAAAGATGATGTTAACTAAGGTTGTGCGTAAGTATGCAGATAGGTTAGGTTTAAAAACTATTCCTGAATTGTTACAAACTATGATTCCTCTATATACAATGAATACTTTTTCTCAGAAGATCAAAACTGAAGATGAGTTTAATGATTTTTGGCAAGGTAACGATATAAGGGAACAAGTAAATAAATTTAGAAGTTTGTCTACACAAGAAAAATTTAAATTAATTAAAAGTTTAGATGATTTCTTTGATGCTAAAGGTGGCTTTGATTTTGCAAGGTATCCTATACAAGATATGGTAGAGATGTCACAAGGTCAAGGTAATAACTTAATGGCTTTGACTTATTTCTCTTACCTTATGGACTTTGCTGGTTGGGAGCAAGGTTTAGAAAATGTAGTACATGGTTTTGATATGGCTCTGATTGCGGGGCCAGTTGCTAAAGCTACTAAAGCTACTATACTGTTAGCTAATGCGGGACGTAAGATAGCTGCTGCTACCCTTCAAGGTAAGATTGCATTAGCGGGGATTGTTACTGGTAATCGAGCTTCGGCTGTAGACCAAGCTTTACATGCTCATAATGGAATTAAAACTGGTGGAGTAACTACAGATTCAAATCTAGCTTTAGAGGCCGCTGAGTTAACTGTAACAAAATCAATTAATCCTTTATCAGAAATAGGAGAAACAGCGGGTGTACCTCAAAGAATTATACATCAATTAGACCTACAAGAAAACGTAGCTAAAGAACTAGCTGAGACAAGCCAAGTTAAATTTTTAGATGATATTGATTCTAAAACAGCATTAGAGTCGTTGAGTCCTGGTGTTAAAGAAGTTACGTTAGTTACTGAAAATTTAGATACAGGTTTACCTCATGTAGATATTATCAGAGTTCTTGATGATAAAGCTACATTAACTGAAGGTATCGACGGTATTAATTATACTATTGTATTTGGCAATAAAGAAGGACATGGGTTTGCTACAGCAGAGGTTGCTGAAAACTTTGCTAAACAATTAAAATTAGAAGGGGCTGTTGTTACCACAATAGAAGAACAAGGTACACACTTTATAAAACTAACTAGACCCGTAGATGAAGCTACTGGCTTTATTAAACCTTACCAAAATATTGATGATATGTCTAGATTTGGTGGTATACGTAAATGGATTATGTCACCTACTAATCTTGTCGATGACTCCAGTAGACATGCAGCACATTTAACTTCAGGTGTACGGGAAAATATTTTAATACTAGGAAATCAACTTGTTGGTTACATTAATAAACTTTCTTCTACAGAAAAAGTTGGACTAGGTGAAGTCCTAGAATATGGTAGAAATTTAGAAGCTTGGTTTGATTTAAATACATTAACACATAGATTCAGTTTAACTGAGAAACAGATTCTTGCTTATAACGCTGTTAAATTAATGGACGATATTAACTGGAAAGTTATGAACAGTTCGGAGTATTCTCGTAAGCAACGTCTAGGATTTAAAACTTTCCAGATAGACGCAGCTAAAGCTGAAGCTATTGGTATTGATACAGCCTTTGATGCTAAACCTTTAAGTACTATCCCTAATGCTAAAAATAAAACTATCTATGATATTACTTCAGGCAAATATTTAGATTTATCTGATACAAAACAATTAGAAGAACTACAAAAGAAAAGATATGTCTTTGCATCTTTAGAGGGTACAAGAGATGCTGAGAAACTAAGTGCAGTTCAATATATTGTAGGTAGTCCTGATCAATTAAAGATGAAGCCTTTATCATTTGACCAAGTACCTTATATAGCTGGAGGACGTATTGAGTATACAGGAACTCATTTTGTTAAACAAGGACGTATACGAAAGACTGAAGCAAAAGTTCCAATACTTCTTAAATCTCGTACACATGGCGTAGGTAGTCAAGGTGAAGCAATAGCATGGGCTGAAAAAATGGAAGCAGGAAGGAAGATTGCTTTACAAGCTATAGGCCCGACAGGAAAAATTGTAGCTACAGTAGATCAAGATAAAGCAATACAACAAGCTACTGGTGGATTGTACTCAAGTGTAGATGATTATGTAGAATACGTAGGAAAAAAAGATTTAGAGATGCCTTTTGAAGTTGTAACAGATAATCAAGAGCTACGTTCTGTAAGAGAACGCGTTGCAGCGGGAGTTAATCAACACCCTGCTGACTTAGCTGAAGCTAACTCTATACAACGTATGATAGGGTATCATACAAGGTTTGGTGATCACAAATCTAAACGTGGTAAAAGAAAGCATGGGTTTGATGGTAATTCTGCTCCAGTAGTTAACCCTAGAGAAACAGCTATAAACTCTCTTTCCAGAGCTTTAGAAATAGTTACTCTAGATAAGTGGAAAGCAAGGCATATAGAGAAATTTTATAAAACGTTTGGAGCAGTCTTAGTAGATTCATCAACCAGAACTCCAGCAGCACACTTCTTTGATACAGTGTATATTAAAAATGCTTCTAAAGAAGAACAAGTTCTTATTAATCAAGCTAAATTAATGAAAACCCATTTTAGATCAGTACTAAATACTCCAACGAAAGTAGATGAGGCTATAAAGCATAGTGTTATATCTCCTTTAGTAGATATATTTCAGTCAGCTTCTACTAAATTAGGTAAACCTTTAAAACATGAAACAGTAGAAAATTTAAAAAATTTAAACCCAATTAAATTTGCTAGAAATGTAGCGTATCATGCACATTTAGGTATGTTTAACTTAAAGCAACCTGTTGTACAGTTACAAGCTACTCTATTAATGATGGCAGCTAACCCTAAAAATGGGGCTAAAGCGGCATGGTTAACCTCGCCTATGAGATTAATGCTTATGTCTAGTAATCCTGAAACATTAGGAAGCATAGCTAAAGGTGCGGGTAAAGTTATAGGTATGTCAGGAGATGAAGTAAAAGAACTGTATGATATTTTACAAAGGTCTGGCACATGGCGAATGAAAGGTGGTTCACTTGTGGAACAAGAAGAAAAACTTTTAGGATCACAAGGCATAGCTCAAAAACTTTTAGATTTTGGACAGATACCTTTTTTAGAATCAGAACGATTTAATAAGATTGCAGCTACTATGGCAGCGGCAATGGATTGGAAAGCAGCTAACCCTGGAATGAAAATTACAGATGACGCAATAGATATTATTAGATCACAAGGAGAACTTTATGTAGCTAACATGAACCGTGTAGATCGCTCTGCATGGCAACATGGTGTACTTGCGTTACCTACACAGTTTTGGAGTTATCAAGCTAGGGCTATGGAAATGATGATTCCTGAGATGGTGGGTGGAAGTAGGCATTTTGATGGGTGGCAAAAAGCTAGAATGGCTACTGCACAACTGGGGTTATATGGTGTAGGTGGAGCGGCATCTCCTCGATATGGTTTAAGAGTTAGAGAAACTCTTGATGAATTATACCAAGAAAGGTATGGAGAAAAGCTTCCTAAAATGATGGGAGACACTATTGAAAGTGGTGTTATTGAATCTCTTATTGGTTATGCTTTTGATACAGAAGTAGCATTTGCAAATAGGGCTGGATTAGGAATAAGTGAATCAGGATGGGGTCAAATATTTACTAATATAGCTACAGGTAATCTTGAAGAACTCTTAAAATTTGACGCAGTTGGTTTAAGTGCGATTGCTAAAGTAGGTAGAGGTTTAAGTGATTTCATTAGTATTATAAATCCTAAAGGTATTGAGTTTGCTTCTATAGACCATGCTAGAATAGCTTGGGTAGCACTAGATCACCATCTAGGACAAGCTATATCTTCTTATGATGTGTATAGCAGAGCAGCGTGGGCTGTAGAAACTGGTAAATGGATGAACAAACAAGGTCAAGTAACAGATCGTAATGTAACAAACTTCGAAATAGCAATGGGTGTTATGGGTCTTGATCCATCAGATGCAACAACAAAAAGAGCAATGAAACAAGCTCTTAATGGCGAACGTAATACCTTTAGGATGCAAATTGATTTGTTATCTAAACATTTAAGATATGCTATAGAAGCTGATACCCAAGATCAATGGAACGTATACATGTCTTTAAGAAAGGGATTAATTGGAAGTTTACCTGAAAAAGATAAACTAGAAATTAATTCTAAAGTTATGAGAAAACTTACACAAAGTAATAGGACTATTATGTTAAACTATTTTGAAAAGTTTGGGACTAACCCATTAGGTAG